GTTGTTGGCTGCGCAATGAGCGCTGCGTTTTGGATATCAATAAGCGGTCATAAGAGATTTTGTTATCCGCAATCCACTTTTATGTACCACCAAGTTTCCACTGGTTTTCATGGAAAGGTTAAAGACACGCAAGACGATTTGGTTGAAACAGTTAGAATACAAAAGATCATGGAGGATTATGTTTTGAAAAAAACTGAAATTACCCAAGATCAACTTAGAAGGTGTTACGACGCTAAAAAAGATTGGTACATTGATTCAGAAGAAGCATTAAAATTAAAAATAATAGAGGAAATAATATGAATTTAAAAAATGAATTTCAACCCATAAGAGATTGGGCTGAAGACAAAGGAATTTATTCCAAGGGTGATTCAAAAACTCAGTACGTAAAATTAATGGAGGAAATGGGAGAGCTAGCTGAATCCATTTTAAAGCAAAATGAAGAAGAGTTCGTAGATGCCATTGGGGATTGCGTAGTGGTTTTGACTAATTTGGCCAAACTCAAAGGCTATAACATAGAAAATTGCATAAACTCGGCTTACGCGGTCATAGCGAAAAGGAAGGGAAAAATGGAAAACGGAACATTTAAAAAAGATGAATAAGCAGCAAAGACTTGATGGTGTTTACTTAAACATCGCAAAAGAAATATCAACGCTGTCCTATTGCGTTAGGGTTAAAGTAGGATCCATACTAGTAAAAGATGAAAATATTTTGAGCATGGGGTACAACGGAGCTCCTCATGGCATGGACAATGATTGCGAAGAAAAGGCTTACATGTACGAAGCTTCGGATAACTCGTTACACCCAGAAAAAACTATGGAGGATTGGCCTTTGGTGGATGATTTCGGTAGATATAAACTAGTGACAAAACCTCACGTTCTTCACGGAGAATCTAACGCCATACTAAAAGCCACCAAATCAGGAATTGCAGTTCAAGGATCTACTCTTTATTCCACATTATCCCCATGCATAGATTGTGCCAAATTAATAATTCAATCAGGAATAATAAGGGTGGTTTATTCTGAATTATTTAAACGTGATAACGGTAGTATTGAATTTTTATCTCAATTTGTAAAAGTAGAAAAGTATGATCTATAAAAACGCAACAAATGCGTTCGAATCACTGTATAAAAAAGTAGCGGATTTTGGAGAAGATTTTGCGGGAACAAAAGCATTATTTAACTGTTCGTTTTCTTTATCTGATCCAAGTGATAAAATTATAACCACTCCAATTAGAAAATTCAATGCGGATTATGCAAATTTCGAATTCGATTGGTACATGACCGGCAATAGAGATGCAAAGGAAATTTCAGAGCATGCCAAAATTTGGAAAAATATGATGATTCCGGGTACCACAAACGTAGTGAGCAATTATGGAAGCTTCTGGAATTATAATAACCAATTGAATAGAGTAATTACTGATTTAAAACAAAATCCAGATACCAGACGTGCAATAATTGTTCATTATTTGCTTCATGAATTAGACATTTACAAGTACGATACCCCGTGTAATGTAGTTTTAAATTTTTATATAAAGAACAATTTATTAAATTTAACCGTATTCTCAAGATCAATAGATCTTTGGTACGGATTCGGAAATGACCAGTATTGTTTTGCAAAATTGATGGAATTAATTTCTGAAAAGACTGGTCATAGTATCGGTCAAATGCATTTTTTCATAACTAATTTGCATTTGTATCCAAAACATTATAGTCTACTAGAAAAATAATTTTTTACGGTAAGGAAAATTTTTGTACTTTACAAAAAATAAAGTTATGCAAGCGTTTTGTAGTAGGGAATTTTTGGAATCCCAATTGTCTAGACTGACCAAGAAGAGTTATAACCCATACTATTGGTGGAGAAGGTACGAAACTAGAAAAGAGCTGGATAAAAAAACGCCTCTTTACGAAAAAATAAAGCACGGCGATTACGATCCTTCGGATTATTTGTATCAAATGGAACACGAATTCTATTTGATGGAAGATAAATTGGAAGGAGTTAAAGATCCCACAAAACAACACGAAATAAGAAAATTATTTTTAGAACGCATTAGACGATTAAACAAAGATTATTTTAAACACGAAAAGGAAATTTTCGAAAAAATGTATTCTGATTTTCGTAGAACATTTAACATTGATAGGCAAGAGTTAATTTATATAATGGAAAATTTTGAAGGTTCTTTGTTGGATTTGTACCAATACATTAAAAAATCAAAGAACGATGAAACAGTATAATAAATTAAAACTACCGAGTGATTCAGCTTGGGAAAGAAAAACTTGGAAACGTTTTATTAATTGGAGAGTGATTGAATTTTTGAGGCGTATAAAAAATTTAGTAGGGTGGTTTCCCACAATTTGGAGTGATCGGAATTGGGATCATTCTTTTATACTTAAAATACTTCAAAAAAAGATTGAATTTCAACGGAATTATCTGGTCAGCAAAAATCGCCATAAAGAAGTGAGTGTTAATAACAAATACATGACGCTTGCGCTCAATCTCATTGAGCGGGAACTTTGCGATTACTATTCAATGGAAAAATATGATTACCAAGATTCTGAAATTGAATTCGCTCCGGTAGAAGACATGCATGATTTAAGAGAACTTAAAATTAATTTGAAGAGCGAGAATTTTAGTGGTTATCTCAAAAAATATCCTAGTGCAGTAAGAAAGATCAAAAAAATATATCCGGAAAAAGATTTTAATGATTTGGAAACGCTTTCTTTTTACGTAGGACTTTATAATCAGGATAGGTGTAACAAACTTCTGTACAAAATATTGGAACAACATTTAAGTTCTTGGTGGGATTAATAAAAATTAAATATTTAATAATATGATATCTAGACTAAATAGTAATACTATACCTAGATTAGTAGTTGAAAAAGGAAAGTTGATTGTGCAAGGAAATTTTGAATTTAAAGTTAAACCTGGAGTGGTTGTTACTGAAAATCAGATTACAGCTAAAGAAGCTTCATTTCAATGGTGTCCTTAAGTTTCAGTGGAACTTCATAATAAACGATACGAAGAGCAAGTGGAAATATTTACCGAAAAATTAAAACAGGATTTTATAAAATTTTTTAAAAAATGAATCAAGTATTGTACTTTGGCGCTCAGTGGTGCGCCCCTTGCAAAATTTTTAAGCCTTTAGTAGAAAAAGTTTCCCAAGCACTAGGAGTGCATGTTAGTTACATAGATGTAGATCTTTCTCCTGAAGTTACTAAACAATATAATGTTAGTTCCATTCCCACCATAATATCAGTGAATTCTTCGGGTGTAGTAACAAATCGCCACACAGGCACACTAACTGCCTCAGCACTGAGTACTCTATTACAAAATACGTAAATTGGTAAGTTGTAGGATTAAGATTCCCGTATAAAAGTGGATATTTATATGAGTGAATGACAAACTTACCATAGTAATTCCGTGTAAAGATGAAGGTAACACAGTAATTGAAGTTCTTGATCTGTTATTCAAACAGGACTTGAATTTTAAAGTGGTGATTGCTGATTCTTCTTATGAAAAAGAATCTCTATCAATTCTTGAGAAATACGTTTCAGCTAATTCAGAAAGGATAACATTGGTTCCCGGTGGATTACCCGCTGTGGCAAGAAACAGTGGTGCAAAAAATGTATCAACTGATTACATTCTTTTTATGGATGCTGACATTTATTTAAAGGATAATTCACTCTTAAATAAGTGTTTACAGGTCATAGTGAGTGGAGATTATGATTTGGTAACTTGTAAGTTTAAAACCTTAGACGGAAAATACGATTGGATTTATAAAATATTTAATGTAATTCAGTGGGTGAGTTCTAAAACTAAACCATTCGCCATAGGGGGATTTATGATGTTTAAAACTCAAACATTTAAAAAATTGGGGGGATTTAATGAAGATGATAAAATTGCAGAAGACTACCACCTTAGCTCAAAGATCAAACCTAGAAAGTTTAAAGTCATCAATGTTTCGGCTTTTACTCTTAGTAGAAGATTTGAGAATAAGGGTGTTTGGTACATGATACAATTGGCTTTCGATTGCTGGTTGAATAGAAATGATGATGATTTTTTTAAACAAGATTTTGATTATTGGTATTAAACGATAAGACTAACTAATTTATTAAAAGAATTACTGGATCGACCATTAAAGTGGAGATCTAGAGGCGAAATGAATAGCGGAAAAGTTATTTATGAATTTAAAACCGAGTCCGGTACAGACTACTTAGTTATATTCGATCCAGAAGAAGACGGCACTTATTTGGTAACATTTGCCCCATGGGGATCAGATCCAAGCTCTATGACTAACGAAGGCAATTCAGTAGCCGTAATATCAACGGTTTCTGATATTGTGAAGGACTTTTTGAGTAAGTTTGATAATAAGATAAAAAAATTAAAAATACAGGCATCCAAAAGCGAAGAAGATCGAGAAAAAATGGATCACGATTCAAAAAGGTTCAGAGTGTATCAAGCAATACTTAGTAAATATGTTGATCGCTCCAAATACGATTTTAAGAAATCAGGGGACAACGAAATAACCATAACAAAGAAAACACAATCCTAAATGTACAAAGCCATTATAGTGTCCGATCTTCATTTGGGAACTAAGGATTCAAAAGCAAAGGAATTTGTAAAATTTTTAAAAGAAAATCCAACAGAATTATTGATTCTTAATGGGGATATTATAGATGGTTGGGCGATCAATCGAGGAGCAAAGTGGAAAAAACATCACACTAAAGTTATATCAAAAATTTTAAAATTGTCCAATCACACTCGAGTGATATGGGTTAGGGGAAATCATGATGATTTTTTGAAGGATTTTGTTGGGTCTTGTTTCGGTCGTATAGAGATCGTCGAAGATTATGTTCTTAACGTCGAGAGGTGGGCGGATTCTGATCATTTTGTTAACGATAGGTATTATATATTTCACGGAGACGTCATAGATGTATTCATCACAAAATATAAGTGGCTTTCAAAATTGGGATCCATTGGGTACGATTTTGCACTTTGGTTGAATAGGTGGTACAATAAATACAGAGCTTGGAGGGGATTATCTTACCAATCGATATCTCAAAAAATAAAAGCGGGAGTTAAAGCGGCTTTAAATTATATAAACGATTTCGAATCAACAGCAATAAAAATGGCTCAATACAATGGTTGTCAAGGCGTTATGTGCGGTCATATACATTCTCCCTCTGACAGAAGTATTTCTGGATATCATTATTTAAATAGTGGTGATTGGGTAGAAAATAAATCTGCAATATTGGTGCATTTAGATGGTTCTGTGTCTGTTAATCATTTTTAATAACACTTGAAAAATAAATTTCTACTTTTATAAAATGATTGTTACATTTACCTAGACAAAATTTAATAAAGGCTATGATAAAATTAAAAATTCTACTATTTTTATTACTTCCAATTTGTGTAAGTTCACAAATTTTATCTAAAAAAGAAGTGCCATCATTTGCTGCCATGTTTGTTTCCGGAATGGCGGATGGATTGAATCAAACTCTAGAGTATAGATACTCAAATTTCAAGAAAATTTTTCCAAACGCCAACGATAAATTTTGGAATCCAGCCATAAGTTGGACTAATAAGTGGAAAAATGGTGTAGAATCAAATGGTGAAAAATTTATAGGATCTTCTAGTGTTTTCGTCGCATTTACTGATGGTTATCATGCAACAAGATTGGTTGAACATCTCGGAATGTCTGGGTCGGTTGCTTTAAAAATAAATCTCTTTCAAAAAAAGAGATGGTATTTCTATGTGATAGACGCCGCCAGATATTGGATTGTTAATAGGATTGGTTTCGTTTTAGTTTACGATGGAGTAAATCTAAAATAATTTTTTAATTAAAAAAAGTAGTTATGCTTAATCTAGTACTGATGTTACACATGTTTGCTTTACCCATGAATAAAGAAAATGCGTACAATACAATAAAAAGTTATGGAATTAAATATCCAGATTTGGTATTTGCCCAATGTATGTTGGAATCTGGGGATTTAAAGAGCAAATTATCCACAATTAATCACAATGTATTTGGCATGCGACTTCCAAAAAAGAGAAAAACAAAAGCTATTGGAGAATTTCATAAGTATGCTATGTATGATACTTGGATGAGATCAGTAGAGGACTATAAATTGTATCAGGATTATATATTTAAAACATATCATATTCATAATAGAGCTTCTTACATTCGATATTTAAATAAAAAATATTCTGAAGTAAAGGATTATTGTATTAGGGTGAATAGGGTATTAAAAAATAACCGAGAAATTATTAAATCCCATGTCAAACCACCAACAATTTTATAACAGTTAAGGACTCCCAACATTATTATAGGTTAGCAGTAATCGATAATAATGACTCTACTACGTATAGTACTGTATCTTACGTAGCACCTTATCAAGAAATTGAACAAATTTCGCCTAATTCAATTAATCATACAATAACGATTGTAAAAAATTCAGGCGACGGTGTATTAGATGGCTCTTCTGAAGGCGATGACAATACATCCTATTGCTGCAAACATCCAGATGATTCTAAATGCCGCGCAATGCCAGTAGTACTTTCTTATTTTAGAGCTACAAGGAGCATTAACGGGGATAAGTTTATTAGTTGGAAAACTTTAATGGAATCAAATTTAAATAGATTCGAAATTCAAAGATCAGAAGATGCTGTAAATTATTACACAATTGCAATAGTAATTCCAAATAATCAGCCTTCCCAATATGAATTGAAAGATACCTACAGTAAAAAATAAAAATTGTGAATAATTACTCACTGTTCGTAGAATTGAATAATTGGCAATTGGCACTGTCTAATACAGTGCTGATTATCATTTTGATTTCTGGTGTATATTTACACATGAGAAATTATAAATTGCAATGTTTTTTAAATTTTGCACAATATGTTTTTGGTAATTCAACTAATGTGATTCTTCCAAGTAGAAACATTATGCTGTTTTCTTTCAAAAAATTAACGCTTTGTAATTTTGTACCTGAAGAAAAATTACGCATGATAGACCCAAAATTGATAAAATTTTTTGAATCTGTCGTAGAGGACGATTGTTGATTTTTTAAATTAAAACTAAAAATATGTACTTTTTAAAAATTAAAAATGCAATAAAAAAGGGAGTATTATTTGCGTTATTTTCACTGATGTCGGTCTACTCTATAGCTAATACAGTGATTATAGGATCTGGCTCAGGAACAGTATCCCTAACAAGCATGAATTACAATGGTACTTTGATCAATCCAGGGGATGTATTGGTGATTGATGGAGGTACTTATTCCAATATCACTTTAACCAATATTAATCATGTTACTATTATTAATAATGGTGTAGTTAATTGTACTGGAGCCGTAAATATAGGTCCGTGGAGTTACGTTAATATGATGGGTAATGGGACTTCTGGAGTAACGTATGGATTTAATTTCACTTACAGCGGAAACGTATTTTAAGTGGGATCCGGACACGTAGCCGATCATTCAAGCATTCAATATTTTCAAACCGTAGGTACAGGAGATCTAATAGATTTCAGTGGTAGTCAGGGTGGAACTTGGAATTTATCTGATAGTGGTACATTGATGTTTAATCAATTTACGCTAGCAAATTTTTCAATGAGTAATAGTGCCCATATTTTATACGGAACTTGGGATGCAACTACAACATTTCATTCATCTACTTTTGGCTTACAAATATATAATGCACAAATCCAAAATCAGACAACAGTAGACGGACTCGTATCTGGTTATAACATGTGGAATTATAATTTCCACAATTGGACAGTAAGCGGTACTGATAGTTATGCCAGTGGTGATATCAGTATGATAAGGGTGGGTGGATATGGAAGTGTTAGTTCAATTATCATGAATGGATTTTCTTTGTGGGGATACGTTGCAAGACTTGAATCAATTTCTATAAATGGAACAGGCACAACATATGTGTACAATAACTTAAAAATGAATACTACTTGTTACGGAGTCGTTGACATCAGAGCAAGTAGTAGCAATATCGGTGGTTCTGCTACAGCAGCCAATGCGTATATATGCAACAACACACAACTTGGGAATATAGATCCTATTATGTATACCACTGCAGCAGCAGTCATATTTCCTCACCCGGGATCAACGTATTATGTTTATAATAATTTAAACGTTACCTCTCAGGACGCAGGAAATGACGTCTATAATGCATCATCGGATCCTGTGGTGTATAGTAATAATCTCGTTAGCGCACCATCAATCGGTGTGTTGGATCCTACTACGGGTAAATTGGTGGCGGGAAGCCCCGCAATAAACGCCGGAATTGCTTTGCCATGGAGAACTACTGATCTATAAGGTAATTTAGCAACTTTGGATTTAGGTGCCATATCTTATGGGATTTCTAATCCGCCTCCCCCCTCCACCCAATGTTAACGATACTACTTTAGCAACGTTAGTGGCCGTCAATGACTCTACGGGTCGTATTAAATTTACTTGAACAGCAACCAGAGAGGGAAATGATAGCGTTTGGGTTATAGATTCTTCGTCAGATAATAGTACTTGGGTGAGATATCAAACAGTAATTTCGTCTGCAAAAAATGGTACTTCTACATCTAGTATAAATTATGGCCCACTGTATTATACATTTAAACCAGTGACCGCAGTTGTTGTAATTGCGGGATTCGGGGTATTAATATTGTGCATGTCCTATAAAAAAAATAATAAATTGTTTACAATAATACCGATTGTCTTAATAATGACTTTATTATCGTGCACAAAAGATAATTCAGCATTGAACAATTCAAATTCTTCTGTAATTGATGCAGCAAGACGAGGTAGAACTAGTCCTGATCATCATTATTTTAGATTGAGTGTAATTCATAAAGACAAAACAGTTACTTACTTCAACACAAAAGAAATTACTCTAACGTATTAACAAACAATTAATAAATAAAAAATCAAAAAATGAAAAAAATCCAAAATTTAGGACTGCTATTTTTGACGTTAGCTTTTCTGGTTGTGACATCTTGCAAAGTAACTTACAACAACAAAATTCAAAGTTCGTATCTATCGCAAAGCCCAGTAAGATACGATACTACTAGAATTGTCAATAATCATCCAACTCCGGTGTACGATACACTGTACGTAGTGAGCCCTACTTGATCACAAGCATTGAAAAAATCCAATAAGGTTTTATTTTACGGAGGAGCCAGCGGTGCTATCATTAGCATCCCTTGGGCAGCAACTTTATTTAATCCTACGAGTATGTTCCCAGTAACTTTAACTTGCGTAGTTGTATCAGCGGGTAGCGTTGAATGGGAAAAGTGGAATTTTGATAAAGAAATTACAAAAAAACAATACGATTCTTTGATCAAAGTTGACGGAAATTTAAGAGCTTTTTGGGCTGTTGCTAAATAACTAAAGTTAACATTACTAACCATGAGATAAACATATTTATAGAAGAAAAAAATATGTTTATCTCATGAAATTAGAAGCTATAATAATTTGTGTAAATTACGCAGATTTTTTAGCTCATACGTTACCGACAAACAAACAATTTTTTGATAAAGTTGTTGTTGTGACTGATTCGAAAGATATCCGCACAAAAAATTTATGTGATTATTATCACGTAGAGTGTGTAGTAACAGATATATTTTACGAAGACGGTGGGGTTTTTAATAAAGCTAGGGGAATTAATGAAGGACTAAAAAAATTAGATCTTTCTGATTGGGTCATTCAAATGGACGCGGATATATACCTTCCGCCCTTAACTAGAATTATTCTTGAAAGATTGAATAAGCATCTGTTAAAGGATTCTATGTATTCTATTGATAGAATGATGTGCCCAACTTACGAAGCTTGGCAAGATCACATATCTAATCCAAATCAAACTCATACAGGTTGGATATATGTTCATCCAACGGTTTTTGAAATGGGAGTTAGAATAGCAGAATACATGGAAGATGGTTACGAACCAATTGGATATTTTCAGATGTGGAATCCAAATGTATCAAATGTACATCAATATCCAATTTATGGAGTGGGAGCAGACAGAACTGATGTTTTACACTCAAAATCATTTCCAAGAAGCAAGAGAATTCTATTACCGGAATTAATTTGTATTCATTTGGATAGTGAAAATTTAAATTTAAAAGACATGGGTAAAAATTGGTACGGTAGAAAAACCGCCGAATTTGCCCAAGCTAAAAAAATTGAAAAACCCGAAGAAAATATAAAATTAAGTAGTTCTGTTCAAGAAACAAAAAATCCAATAGTTACCCCAGGGTATAAACATCATCACAAAAAAAGAAAAGAGCATTGGATAATATGGTTGCAAATTATTTTTAATAAACTTTAAACTATATAAAAATGCTAAAATACAACTTTGGTTGGATTCCACAAGAACCCGACGATAGGGACGTGAAATTCAGCATAGAACTTCTTAAGCCAATTAAGTCTGTTAATTTACTGGAAACATTTTCAGTCCCAAAGCCGTACAACCAATTCGAATTGGGTGCTTGTACAGCAAATTCAATATCCTTTTTAGTACAATTTGATCTTCTCAATAAGCACACGCAGAGCGATCTGGGCGTATTTCAGCCTTCTAGATTGTTCATATACTACTTTGAGAGATTGATGGAGGGCACAGTTGATACTGATTCTGGAGCTGTAATAAGAGACGGAATCAAGGTAGTGGCCAGCATGGGAGTTCCTAACGAAGATTTGTGGCCTTACAATACTTCAAAATTCTCTGTAAAACCCACTCAAGAATCCATAAATTCCGCTCTTCAATTTGAAGCGCTTCAGTATAAATACATAGACAATACCGATAAACAATTAGTCGTTAATGGTCTTATGGAGGGATATCCCATAAGTTGCGGAATTAAGGTGTACGAAAGTTTTATGAGCGACGATGTTGCTCAAACTGGAAATGTTCCCATGCCAGGCCCAAATGAAAAATTTAAGGGCGGACATGCTATTGCGGTGGTTGGGTACGATATGAATGAAGATACCTTTTTAATGAGGAATTCTTGGGGGGAAGATTGGGGAATGGGAGGATATTTTAAAATTCCTGCTGATTATTTGTGCAATTCACAATTAGCTTCGGATTTTTGGACGATATCTTTAATAAAATAATTTTGAATTACTGTTTTTAAACGATAAGAGTGCTTTTAAATGGAAAAAATTAAGTTTGGTGATATGAAAAAACAGAAAAAAAATACAGCTCATGAAATTATTATACATAATAATATTTTTGTTAATAGACCTAGTGTCGATGGGTAAAAAGGCCAAACTTTATACCGAAGATTCTACCCTAAATGCTTTCGTAAATACTTGGGTTGGTAGACCTTACAAATAAGGCGGTATTAAGGAAACAGGAATAGATTGTTCTGGATTTTCTCAAAGGTTATATTGTGATGTTTATAATATAGGAATTCCGAGATCTTGCACTCAACAATACAAATTCACGAAAAGAGTTAAAAAGAAAGATTTGATGGTGGGGGACATAGTATTTTTTAGAAGTCCAAGATCACCTAGTAAATGGCACTGCGGAATATATTTGGGAAATAATAAATTCGTTAATGCATCAAGTAGAAAACGCTGGGTTGTGGTTAGTGATCTTTCACAATCATTTTATAAAACTCATTACAGGGGAGTGATTGTTAGTAATATTTATAGATACAATGATACAACTCAAAAAATTATTAACGGAAGAATTAGAGAAAGAGGAGTCGTTTACGGAGTTTTCCGAAAAGAGGCTCAAGGGAGCAACGAAGATAGCTCAGGACGCAAAGAAGAAAGGAGGGCCGTCAATGCTGACTTACCAGCATTTTTCAGTGAAACTTCCTTACTACAAAAAAGCGACAGCGGGAAAAATGGATCCGGAAATTTCAAAATTGGAGTACAAGAAATTGATACAACAATTGTACAAAGCAGGAGAAAATTTGAAATTGACTCAGTCGGAATTTCAAAAACTATTAGGAAAAATAGAGTGCATTGGAGAATTAATAATAAAAAGTAAAAAATAAACAGTCATGAAAAAATTAACATTATTTTTAGCGATGATGTTATTCATCAATCTTGTATTTTCTCAAAGAAATCATGCATTTTACGGAAATCATTCAAGGTACACAACAATTCAACCGCGCAGAGACTCTTATAGGGGTCAAGAATTTAGGGAAGTAGATCATAGAAATTATGCTTATCAAAATTACAGGGGTAGAATTTTTTATTGTAGATCTGGATTGTTTTATGATTTTAATTACAATTTGATATATCCACCGTTTGGTTATTCTATAAGTTATTTACCTTGCGGTTGTTGGGCATTTAGGTGGGAAAATTTGAATTATTACTATTACGAAGGCATTTATTATACGGAAGATCAAAATGGACAATACGCAGTCATTGAACCACAGATCGGTGCAATGGTACCGAAACTTCCAAAAAATTGCATAAAAGTAGTAATTAATAACGTTATGTACTACGAATCTTATGGAGAAGTTTATTATAAAAAAGTAAAATTCAATCGCAAAAAAATGTATTTGGTTGTGGATAAAAAGCTTTTATAAAAATTCTTTATTGAAAACCAACATGTTGCCCAATTGGGAACCAATCAGTTAAGCTTAATAGATTGGTTTTCATTGGGCATTTTTTTAAAATAAATTTTTTTAATTCAAAATAACTTCGTATATTTACCTTATATCATTAAAATAATGATTGAATACAAAGTTATCATATTTATAGACAATGAAACACGTAGTATCTCATATAATTAATTGGCAATCGGAGCAAAGAAATCCGCTATTGGTGGGTTATTGCTTTAGTAACGCGATTAATCCGGATACCAAAACAATACCGAACAAAAGTCCAGGACTAAATGATATAGATTTGGGATAAAAGTAACCCAAAAAATCATAAAAGCCCTGGTTCAAAAAATCAGGGCTTTTTTAATTTCCTGGTAACGTAGCTGAGATGGATTAGCGTAAGTCTGAAAAACTTAAGAGAGAAGTTCGATACTTCTCGTTACCACAAAATATGATATGTCAAATTTGTAATAAAGAACTAAAGAATAAAAAAGCTTTGACAAGTCATAATTGGAGAAGTCATACAAAAGAAGGATTAGAACATATAAAAAAGATAAATAAACCTTATAAAGAAGGAAGAAAAGCGTGGAATTTAGGTCTTACAAAAGAAACTAATAGCATAATTAAAAAAAGCGCAGAATTATATTCAAATAAGGTAAAATTAGGAGAGTTAATACCTTATTGGAAAAATAAAAAACATAGTATAGAATCTAAAATCAAAATAGGAAAAAAACTCTCTAAGAATAATAAAGGTGGCCGATGTAAGTGGTTTGAAGTTTGTAATAATTTTGGAATTAAATTTAAAGCGCAAGGTAGTTGGGAAAAAGATTTTTCCACGTATTTAAATTTAATAGATGATAATTGGATAAAAATTGGCGTTGGGCATAAAAAACATTCATTTAAGTGGAAAGATCATAATGGAAAAATTCATTATTACACTCCAGATTTTTGGAGTACAAAATTACAAAAATATTTTGAAGTAAAAGGTCATTGGTGGGGAAATGATAGATTGAAAATGAAATTAGTTTTAGAGCAAAATAATATTGATTTAGAAATTGTTGATAGAGATATTTTTAATCAATACATGAAAAAAACAAAAATATGAAACGAAAACGTTAGTTGCTGCACCGAATAAGCGTGAGTGCGGCATTTAAAAAATAATGCGCTCATGGCTCAATTGGTAGAGCAACTGGCTTTTAACCAGTGGGGAGACGTAAGTCAGTTGAAGGTTCGAATCCTTCTGGGCGCACAATGAAAGTATTGAATGTTGGGTTCTTTGAAATAGGGAAATTTAGAAACACGGGTGTGGTGCAACGGTTAGTGTTCGGCCTTGTCAAGGCTGAGATGCCAGTTCGAATCTGGCTAGTCGCTCTAAAAAAGTTTAAACTGTCCCATGGTATAATGGCTAATTACACTAGGATTTGGCCCTAGTAATCTCTGTTCGATTCGGAGTGGGACAACTAAAAAATAAATGTTATGATTGAGTTAAGATTTTACAAGGAAGCATCGGGTTGTTGGTACGCAGATTTACCGGATTACATAGAGGCAGGAGGAACAAAGGAAGCGTGTCAGATGGTGGCCGGAGCGGACTATTGGTTGGACGTTTTGAGTTATGGTGAATCAGAAATAACGTTGGTACTTGACACCGAAGAATTTGAAGGTTCCGAGTACATAACACTGGAAAGAGAGGACGATTTCGGGGATGAGTTTGGAGCTTATTACAGGATAGGCAATTACAAAGGAATAGATTACTCCAACTTGACCATGTGGCTGTGCCCAGTGACTCTGTTTATGTTTGGGGAGTACCCGGAGAGGATATATTATAAATGATTTTTGGAGGGTCCTAAAGGAGTAGTTAGCCGTCTTGAAAACGGTGAAGGGGTAAAACTTGTGAGGGTTCGAGTCCGTCACCCTCCGCAAAATCTCTGGGTGACTAAAAGATGTACCTTACTTTTAACCGCCGAACATGGGACCGGTAGGAGTAGCACACAGGAGATTTTTTAAACGGTGTTCGAAGCATTAAGGTGATGCACGGGTTTGTGGAGCCCGGGAAGACGGTTCGATACCGTCCCTACACCCGCCGTCAATTGGAAGATTGCATGAAAGGTAAATGGCCAGTTTGCTAAACTGAGGCTGGGGTAAAACTCAAAGAGGATCGTTACCTCTATCTTCCGCAAAAGATGAAGTACTATTGCGATGAACGTAGACATTTAGTGTGCGAACCTTACAGCGTTGAAAATTTGTACAAAATGGCGAACGATTTGGGAATAAAAAAGTGTTGGTTTCACAAGCACCATTACGATGTACCCAAGAGAAGGATTGAGGAGATTAAATATAAGTGTGCGTTGGTAAGTTCGAAAAGGATAGTTGAAATTATTAAAAATGAATTTTTGGATAAGAATTATAAAACTGAATATCCTATTGGAATATACTCATTAGATTTTGCTTGGGTTGATTTAAAAAAAGCTATTGAAATTGACGGAGATCAACACAAAAGATTTTATGAGTATAAAGAAAGAGATAATAAAAAAGACGCATTATGTATAAAGCATGTATGGAAAATTTTAAGAATAAGATGGAGAGATTTGTATAATAACACAAAAGAGAAGATTAATGAAGCAAAAAAATTTATAGATCATTGAATTAATATTATATAATGATTTATATTTAAAGTGGATTTCGAAATTCTCCCTTCCCTCCAATTTGGTAGTGATGCTCAAGCGGTCAGGCGTGTGACTGTAAATCACATAATCTGTATGGATTGTTGGTTCGACTCCAACCGCTACTACTGAAAAAATGTATTGTAAAAATTAAAATAGATTCTTTACATTTATGCTACCGGGGACTAAATGGGAATAGGTCACCTCACTTTCAATGAGGACATCGTGCCGGTTCGATCCCGGTCGGTAGTACTGTTTAATTAAAATTTCGAGGGTGTAGTGTAATGGCGCGCACGTCGTCCTGTCACGACGAAAGTCGAAGTTCGAACCTCCCACTCTCGGCAAACTCGGGGAGTAATTGACCCCGGGCTGGAAAGTTCGAAATTTCTGGCTTCATGGTTGTGGTGTAAGGTGCATACCCGCAATGCGGCGGGAGGAATCGGGCTCAATTCCCGGTAGATCAGCAAAGGGATTGGAAAAGCGAAACTGGACTGCAGAAACAGGAATAACTTTCATGTCCCACTACTAAATTGAGCTCCTGCAGAAAGCTCTAAAAAGTAGTCGATTTTGTTAGCTCAGTGGTTAGAGCACCGGCATAAGGAGCCGGAGACGGGAGTTCGAATCTCTCACAGAATTCTAAAATTTAAAAGTTATGGATACGGAATTAACGGGCGAAGAGGTAATTTCTACAGTTTTACAAATGAAGAGCGGTTTGGATAGTGAAGTATCGGACATAGATTCGGCGATGGACAAAATATGTTCGAGGCTTCAATACGTACAAGAAAGTGGATTGGACGTTGAAGTGATAGTTTTTGCTTTGTTGGCCATGAAAAATGATCCCACACTTTCTGTTGAGGAAGCTTTCGAACACGGATGCAGGGAGTGGGACGTTTAAAAAATGTGGGAATATTCGACAGTTTGGCACGGTTTTTTCACTATGTATAGTTCATCTTAAAAATTAAATAAAATGGACATCAAAAAACACTGAAAAAATCTTGTAATCTCTGTACTATTTTTTCTAGCTCTTGCAAGTTGGGGGAGTTGCTCTCTACAACAATAACAAGCACGCAGAGATCACTAAAAGGCAGGACGAACTATATTCAAAAATTTCTGTCGAAAAGGATTACGTTGATAAAGAATTTAGCGCTGCCCTTGTGAGATTGGATTCACTGTTAACTGAAAATAGTGTGTTGCAGTCAAAGTTGGTCAGTAAAAATTCCCAAGTTAACAGTTTGAGAAGGGAAATAAGGAAGTTGATAACGAAACAGAATTTGACCGAAGCGGAAAAAAAGAAAGCCGAAGAGTTGATCAAGCAATTAGAGGAAAAAATAAATTCTTTGCTTGCACAAAACGAAGAGATCGCAAAGGCGAATTCAGAACTAAGAGGGAAAGTTGATACATTACAAAAACAGGGAGACGACCTAGTAAAACAGGTACAATCAGTAAAGGACACCAACGAAGTATTAAAATCGATGGTTGACGTTGGTTCAACATTGTTCGCTCGTTCGATTAACGTAACCGCCCTTAAAGTAAAAAACAACGGAGAAGTAAAGAGGGTCAAATCGGCTAAAAGAACAGACGAACTTGAAATATCGTTCGACGTTGAAAATAGATTGATGAACAACGATACAGCAGAAGTTTATGTAGTTGTAAAGGACGCTACTGGAAGCATTGTACTTTCTACTGACGGCGGAAGCGGTAAAATTTCCCTTAGGGACAGAGAAGAAATGGAATATTCCAAGAGCGTAAAAATTGTTGTAAATGGATATCAATCCGTAAAAACTTTTATAAAACAACCGAAATTTTTCGAAAAAGTAATTTACGCAATAGATATATATAATAACGGTTTTAAAATAGTAAGCACCAAAAAAGAATTGGTTAGTTTTATATCTATACAAAAAATTTACACTACCCGCCATGCATAACCAGCGCATGACGTGGATGGCGGCACAGAGATGATTACTTAAAGGGTGGGTAGTTAAATTTGCTGGAGTGGCGCAATGGTTAGCGCAAGATGCTTATACCATCGAGGTTGAAGGTTCGAGTCCTTCCTCCAGTACAACAAAAGGTTATTCATGCAATAGGTAAACAGGGAATTTTTTGAGGGTTGGTCAATGCCAGTTGAAATGTTTGACATGCTGGCCAACAAAGTGGCAAAAAAACCGGGTTCCACTTTGTTAGAATTAGGTTCGGGAGCGGCCACACTTGAGTTAAGAAAAATATTTTCTTACGTAGTATCCATAGAAGACAACGAAGAGTATTACGAAAAGTTAAAACCCTTTGATGAACCCGGAAAAATAGTCTTTCACACCCCTCTCTTGTACGGTTGGTACGATAGAAGAAGAGTGGAAAATTATTTAACTTACAATCACTACGATGCGTGCGTAGTCGACGGTCCGGTGGGTCCCAATAGACCGAACATAAAAAACAATTTGGATCTGTTGCCCAGAAACGTACCGATTCTGTTCGACGACACAAATAGAGAATCAGATAAAGCAACTGCGCTGTACGTGGCGTACGCTTTTAACATGGATTGGACGGAGCACCAAGCGGGGAACAAGAGTTTCATCGCATTGACTCCTAAAATATAAAATTTTTGAATAATTACATAGCTGGCGGGAGGTAAGGTATCTGGTTGGTCTCATAAGCCAAATAAACCTCGTTCGATTCGAGGACGCAGCAACGATTAAGTTTGATTATTATATCAAATACTGAAGAAGCATTTAAAACTATTACACCGTACGTTCCGGCGAACAAGAGTTCCTCATAAGGACCCTCAGGCAAGATCGACACTTGTGTACGGTACGAAATTATTTTGCCTGAATAGTTTAACTGGAAAAACGCATGCCTTGTAAGCATAAGTTTCCGGTTCGGTTCCGGGTTTGGGCTCAAAACATTTTGCGGTGGTCGTATAATGGCTATTACTCCATCCTTCCAAGTTGGAGATGAAGGTTCGATTCCTTTCCGCCGCTCTTACGGTTCCGTCGTTTAATGGATTAGGACATTTGCCTTCTAAGCAAAGTATAGCAGTTCGACCCTGCTCGGAATCACAAACGGTTCAATAGTTAAATTGGACATAACTGCTTCCTCCTAAGGAGCAATTCTGGGTTCGAGTCCCGGTTGGACTACTAAAAATTGACAGGTGTCGAAATTGGCAGACGAGCCCCCTTGTCTCGGGGGTGTGGAGCATCTGACAAAAACGGGATAATGGGTTGACCACAAAGCGCGCAATGTTCCGATTCTAAAGACCACGTAGAGGTTCAAGTCCTTTCCTGTCAGCGCAGGGTTTCTCGATTAGTGTAGGCATTGTAAATCGATGACAGCAGGAAAGACTGCGTTATTGCCCTGGTAGGAGAATTGGCATATCCACCTGATTTAGGCTCAGGGATTTGAGAGTTCGAGTCTCTCCCGGGGTACACTTGCCCGCTTGGCGAAATTGGTAAACGCATTACGTTCAAACCGTAATTTTTGTCGGTTCGACTCCGACAGCGGGTACACAACGCCCGTGTGGTGAAAATGGTAGACGCGCTTGGTTTAAACCCAAGTTTTTTTGCAGGTTCGACTCCTGTCACGGGTACTGGGATTGAACATAATTATTAATAAACAATAAAGGCCATGGAAAAAGTATTTAGCACGCTCGTGGGTAAAAAGCAAGTAGAGTTGGTAAGTTACGTTAGGGACTACATGCAAAAAAATCCTGAAGTTGAAATACTGATAGGGTGCGATTCGCAAAATCACAAGAGAGAGACGATTTACGCTACTGTTGTGGGTCTTTACAAACCCCACAAGGGCGCCCATGTTCTTTATTCTAGGTTTAAGACCATTCGGGAAAAGGACAACACAATAAGGTTGTTGAACGAAGTGTGGTTTTCCGTGGAAGTAGCCGAAGCTTTAAAAGCTGAAGTGGGAATAGTAGCCAGGTGGATAGACATTGACCTGAACCCAGATCCAAAGTACAAGTCCAACCAAGCGCTTGCTAGCGCGATCGGGATTGTTACTGGAATGGGTTACAACGTTAGATACAAGAGAAATTCTCCTGTCATGACGTACGCAGCAGACTCGTTGGTAAAATTTTAATTTTTCTGGATTGTTTAGATATACATCGGCCTCCAATTTTTGGGGGCCTTTTTTTGTTCCCTTAGAGGGTCATGATATTTATTAAAAATATATATTTTCATGTCTTCTCAATTTAATTTAACAAATCCCAATTACGGTTTGAGCGGTGTTCTCATTTCCAACGGTGGATACGCTGTCAATCACCAACCGTCAGAAAAATCTTCGGATAACTTCGGTAGACAAAAGGTCACAATTCACCAAAACGTGTACGAAGCTGACTTTGAATACGGTCCTCAACCTCTACGTTGGGAAAGTCTTACGTACGGATCTGCTTCAGTACAACAAGTTTCAAGTTTGGGCGGTGTTGTAATGAGCGTAGGTACAGGATCTAATGATATTGCAATTCGCCAATCCAGGCCGTATCACAGGTACCAACCTGGAAAAACCATGTATATGTCCGCCAATGCAAATTTCGGAGGTCCTGTTGCTGGAAATTATACTAGAGTCGGATTCTTCGATGATTCCAACGGCGTGTTTTTCGAACAGGGATTGACATCTTCTTTGAATCCATCCGGAATGTACGTTTGTGTTCGTTCCGATGCAGGTATTACTGGAAGTTTGCCCGTGACCGTAAAAACACCACTAAATTCATGGAACGGGGATTTGACTACGGCACAAAGTTTGAATTGGAGTAATGTTCAAATGCTTTGGATTGAGTACGCGTGGTACGGAGCAGGTACTGTAAGATTCGGGGTTACTTTAAACAGCGAACAATACGTATTTCACACAATTAATACAGCAAACGTTGCAAACGGTCCTTGGTCAAGAACCGGAAATCTACCAGTTAGATACGAAGTTAGAAATAGCGGTTCACTGGGACAAACGATATCTTCTCCAACCACTTTCATTCACTACGGCGTTTCGGTTATAGTCGAGGGCGGAAGGGACGCTCAGAGGGGATTCACTTACTCTTACGGTATTAATCCCTCGCAGCCTAGGAGAAACGTTCCCGCGAATTCTTACAGATTTCCAGTGCTATCGTTGCAAAATCGCACCATGGGCACACAAGAATTTACAGGATCAGTACTATCAGCAACCACTTCCAGCATAACCATAGCTTCGGCTTCTTGGTCGGTGAATCAGTGGTTGGGAAAATCTGTGTATTTCCCAACAGGATCGCAAGTGGCGAGAATAATTAGCAACACTTCGAGCTCTATAAATTTTGTGGACCAAGTTACGGGATTGCCCATGACCCAGTCCGCGCAAACTTCTGGGTCTCAATTCACTATAGGACTCATCAATAGGGGTCAAATACTTCCCATATCGTTGGTTTTGTCCTCTGACAACTTAGCAACGGTGGAATTAATATCTTCAGTTCCAGGTAATCCAATCATTCTTACCGGATCAAATTTTATTCCAATGAACCAACTGGGTTCGAACTATTCATTCGCGACTAGAGACATATCAGCAACATCGTTGACTTCAGGAAGCGGTGAAATTGTGTACGCTTTTGTTGCTCCCTCCGGCGGCTCGGGTTTGCAAACTTTCGATCTGAGCAATTTATTTCCTTTGTACAATACTATCAGGGGTAATTTACCTGATATATTAACGGTGGCTGTATCCACTAGCGGTAGCGCTGCAAATGTGGGGGTTCACTTAATAGGCCAAGAAGCGATGTCTTAATTTTTGTTTAATTACATACATCTTAATCTAAGGGGCGTGAGCCCCTTTTTTTATGACTTAAATTTTATTTTTCATTTTGACGTTTTTATTATTTACATTAATGAAATAAATAAATTAAAAAATGCAACCCCAAAAACAGTTAAACATCACAATTGACAAAACAACTCCAGTAAAGTGCGAGTGCGGTAATCAAACATTCACTGAAGCCCTCATGTTGAGAAAAGTGAGTAGGTTCATAACAGGCCAACCCGAGGACGGAATGACTCCCATTCCCGTATTTTTGTGTTCTTCGTGCGGAAATCTTAACAAAGAACTTTTACCTCCCCAATTATTGGAACAGTTAACAAAAGAGAAAGACGGTGAATAACAGTACAGTTGAAATTCTTGAAACTTACATCGATGTTAACAGCGAAAGAATCGTTAAAAAAACTGATTCCGTTGTGGACAGCGTAATAGACCAGTTCATAGAGAGATCCGTGGCGGGAAAATTAAAGTACGGAACTACCATGGATCGCAATGATCTTTCACTGTCTGAATGGATAGAGCACGCAATACAGGAACACTTGGATTCTATTCTTTACTTGAAGAAGATAAAAAATATAGTGGAGGGTAAAAAATAAGCAATGCCAAAAAGGGAATCAACCATAAATTACGCTTATCAAAAATCCGTATCGTACAGTCAGTACTCAATGTACAAACAGTGCAAATTTAGGTGGTACTTGAACTATGTCAAGAAACAAAAAGTTTTTAAGCCATCGATTCACATGATATTTGGTACGAGTTTTCACGAAACCATACAGGAGTATTTAAGGTTGATGTACGAAGAATCCGTTAAAAAGTCAGAAGAATTTGATTACGAAAATTTTTTAAAGGAGAGGATGATCGCCAATTACAAAGAGGATTTGGAAAAAAACTCAGGTGTTCACTACGTTCAAAAAGAAGACTTCAATGCCTTCATTCAGGACGGATTGAATATAATGGATTGGATAAAAAAGCACAGGAAAAAGTACTTTTCTACAAAAAATGTAAAACTGATTGGAATAGAAATTCCAATGGAGCAGTACGTGATCAAAGAAATACCCAACGTCATAGTACAGGGTTACATAGACATCATATTTTACGATAAAATTTTAAAAAAGTACCTGATCATTGACTTTAAAACTTCTACGGGAGGATGGAAAGAATCCGATAAGCGGGACGATATAAAACTCAATCAAGTTTTACTGTACAAGCACTTTTATTCTAGGGCGTTAAAAATTTCTCCAGACGAAGTGGACGTTATGTTCATGGTAGTCAAGAGGAGACCTTTTATAAGCGATGATTTTCCCACCCATTGGGCCCAAGAAATTAAACCCGCGCAGGGAAAGATAAAATTAAAAAAAGCAGTGGAAGATTTTGAAGCTTTCGTAAAGGATTGTTTTACTGAGGACGCAAAATACATTGACAAAGAGTATGAAAAAAGTACTGAAAATTGTAAGTACTGCGAATTTGCAAATAGGCCAGATCTGTGTTCAAGGAAGTAGATTTTTTGTATATCCAAATATATTTACGCATTTCTGTAGATATTTATTGGAAAACAGAACAATGATACCAAAAACAAAAAAAGCGACAACGTCCCTGAAGATACCAGAGACTCTTTACGAAGATTTCAAAGTTACATGCATAAAGTCTAAGATGAACTTGCAAGAGGTGGTGGAAAGAACCCTGTACCTCTACATGACAGACGGAGAGTTCAGAAAAAGAATTTACAACCAAATTAACGTTTATTACACAGGATCAGAAAATCCAGGGCTAGTTAAATAATGTTTAATTTCGTAGTATATCAAATAGAAATTGCAGGAAAGTACCAAATAGGATCTATATGAGTAGGTATCATTTTTAAAATTGCAAAACTAAAAATTTAATAAATAAATATTAAAATGTCAGAAACAAATAAAAATGAATTAATATGTCGTCACATTAGGAGAGAAGACAGGAAAAAAATCCTGCTCCTGTGTGACGACATTTGAGGAATCAGAATGACATCTGGGATATCCACGATGGCAAGGGAAATTGTGGTGAACACTTCCCATGTTTTTAATTGGGTGAATTTGGGTGGCGCCATTAATCACCCAGACCAGGGAAAGAGGTTGGACATTTGCGAGGACACAAACAAGATAATGGGAATCACGGACGCTTCCGTGTTTGTATACCCCATCAGCGGTTACGGTACTCAAGAACTGGTAAGGAGCATCATAAAGCAGGAAAATCCCGACGCCATTATGATGTTCACCGATCCAAGGTATTGGACTTGGTTGTTTCAAATGGAAAATGAGATAAGACGAGAAATTCCAATGATCTATTTGAACATTTGGGATGACCTCCCCGCGCCAATGTATAACAAATCTTTTTACGAGTCTTGCGATGCTTTATTTGCCATTTCCAAACAAACAAAGGTAATTAACGAAATGGTGTTGGGAGACAAAGCAAAAGATAAAGTGATTAAATATGTACCTCACGGTATCAACGAAAAGCACTTCTTTCCGGTTAACGAATTCATGGCGGACGAGCACAATAAAATGCTCGAAATGAAAAGAAGATTGTTTAAGGACAGAGAGTTTGAATTCGTCCTATTCTATAACGCAAGAAACATAAGAAGAAAGTGCGTTTCGGATTTGATAGCTGCATGGTCTAAATTTTGCGATATCATAGGAAAAGAAAAAGCAAACAAGTGTGTACTTCTCATGCACACACAACCCATGGACGAAAACGGTACTGACCTTCCCGCGGTTATAAATCTTCTTTGCTCCGAGGATCACAAGAACGTTATCATAAATTCAGACGTTTTGCCAGTAGACCAGATGAATTTGATGTACAACATTTGCGACGCTGTTGCTCTTGTGTCTTCCAACGAAGGTTGGGGATTGAGTCTCACTGAAGGAATGATGTGCGGAAAACCCATAATAGCTACCGTAACCGGCGGCATGCAGGATCAAATGAGATTCGAAGACGAGTCCGGCAAATGGTTTTCGCCGTCAAAGGAAATTCCTTCCAATCATTTCCGCAGGTACAAAAAGTGTGGGGATTGGGCGTTTCCAGTATTTCCTAGCAATATGAGTTTGGTTGGATCCATACCCACGCCCTACATTTGGGACGATAGGGCGGATTTCAGGGACATAGCAGATCAGATAGTGTCCCTGTGGGAGATCAAAATAAAAGATCCAGTTAAATTCGAAGAATTGGGAAAATCCGCTAGGGAGTGGGTGTCCTCTGACGAATCCATGATGAGTGCTAGATGGATGGCAAAGAACATCATTGACGGAATAAACGAAACTTTTGAAAAGTGGAAACCAAGGGATAAATTTGAATTCGTTCAGATAGAAGAATTAAAGCCCAAGAGCATACCCCATCCATTAACTTATTAAAAAAATATATGAAACAATATGCGGTAATTAGTGCGCCAATAGATTGTTACAGTGGGTACTCTTCTCACAGTAGGGATTTTGTAAAAGCAATTTGGGAATTAAAGAAAGACGATTGGGAAATAGAAATTTTACCCCAGAGGTGGGGAGCTACCCCATGGGGTTACATAGAAGATAACATTGAGGAGTGGGGTTGGTTAATACCCCTAATGAACACAACCGGTCAATTGAAAAGGCAACCGGATCTTTGGTGTCAAATAACTGTGCCCAACGAATTCCAACCGATAGGAAAGCATAACATTGGGGTCACAGCGGGAATAGAAACCACTCTATGCCACCCAAGCTGGTTGGACGGTATCAATAGAATGAACTTAACTTTAGTGTCCTCTCAACACGCAAAAAACGTGTTCGAACAGTCTGCTTTTCAAGAAAAAGATCCCCAAGGTCGAGTAACAAGGGAAGTGAAAGTTTCAAAACCCATAGAAGTGCTTTTTGAGGGTGTCGATTTAAACAAATATTTCTTTGTAGAGGACAAAGACATTCCAGAAACTGATTTGGTGTCGAAGCTGGACAGCATAAAGGAAAGTTTTAATTATCTAGTTGTGGGTCATTGGTTACCGGGTGATATGGGAGAGGACAGAAAGAACGTGGGTTTGACAATAAAATTGTTTTTGGAAACATTCAAAAACAAAAGAAACAAACCCGGATTGATTTTAAAAATATCAGGGGGCGGAGCAAGCATCATGGACAGGGATTCCATTTTGGAAAAGATCGACATGATAAGAAAGAGTGTAAATTCAAAGGACCTTCCAAACATGTACCTCATTCACGGGGAGTTGGACGACGAGGACATGAATTACCTCTATAATCATGAGAAAGTGAAAGCAATGATCAGCTTAACAAAGGGGGAGGGTTTTGGGCGCCCATTATTGGAATTTAGCCTTTCTAAAAAACCCATAATAGCTTCCGCTTATTCTGGACACCTTGACTTTCTGTCTGCTGATTTCAATTGCATGGTTGGAGGGCAAATAAGACAGATCCACCCATCAGCGGTAGTGGAGAACATGTTAATTCCAGAATCTGGTTGGTTCGCTCCCGACATAAAACAAGTAGAATATTTCTTAAGGGACGTTTTTGAAAAGTACCCAAAGTATCAAGAAAAGGCAAAACAACAGGCGCACAGGTTAAAAACTCTATTCTCGCTTGAAGAGATGAAGAAGGCACTTGTTCCTCACTTGGAAAAAATTCCTAAGCAAATGGAACTGAAGCTTCCTCAATTGAAAAAAATACAAATTCCAAAACAAGAAAAAGTGCAATCATGATTGAGAGCAATTTAACCACGTGCCCGTTGTGCAAACAAGAAGAGTGCTGCAACGTGGAACCGATAAACGAATTTCATTTTAAATACTCTTGCATGGCGTGCGGATTTGAGACCAACGATATTATGCGAGTGGGAGAATTTGATTTTGAACAGTACGAGGACGACGATTCTTTCCCCCTCTTGTACAAGGATTTGAAGAAAACGGACGAGCTCGATAGATTTTGGTACCCAATGACCATCAACGTTCAAGGAAAGGGAACAGTGTATGCTTTTGGAAAGGGAGTCGAAGATTGGAGGTGGAGGGCAACAAAGAGCGTTCCTCTCACCAAACAAGAAAAAAGACATCCTAAGTACAAAGGCCAAACTCACAAATCGGATCCGAATTCTACAAAGGATTTCGATAAAGATTTTTTTGGGGCCGTTGATTACATTCAACTTTTTGATATATGAAAAATTCAATATCTTACGCAATAACAGCGTGCGATGAACACGAAGAATTGCAAAGACTTTTAAGGAACTTAACCAATTACGCTGTAGACGACGAAGACGAAATAGTGGTTCAAGTCGACGAAGAGAAAGTGACTGATAAAGTTTTGGAGACAGTAAAAAAATGGGAGTCTAACGCATCGTTAGATTCTTATTCGTTTAGGTGGATAAAATTTCCCCTAAAAAAGAACTTCGCTGACTTCAAAAATAATTTGATGGATGAGTGCAAAAAGGATTACATTTTCTTCATAGATGCTGACGAGTACCCATCTAATGCGCTTATGACCCATTTAAAGGAGTTATTGGCCAGTAACCCAGTGTTTGAGTGCTTACACGTTCCCAGAGTCAACACGGTCTCAGGAATAACCAAGGAACACATTTCAAAGTGGAGGTGGCAGGTAGATTCTAAGGGTCGTATAAACTATCCTGATTACCAAACTAGGGTTGTTAAGAAAAAGAGCGACATTAGATGGGAAGGAAAGGTTCATGAAAGATTAAAAGGTTGTATGATTTACACCTATCTACCTGCAGATGACGAAGGAAATTGGTCTTTATTTCATCCTAAAGACATAAAGAGGCAGGAAAAGCAAAACGCACTATACGATACAATATGATAAAGGAATTGGTGATAGCGGCTCATGACAATTATTTGGATTGGTTGGAAGAAATAAATTCTGATGTTAAAATTACAGTGTACAGAAAGGGAGACGAAGAACCTCAAAGGGACGACGAAATTAAAATAGAGCCCAACGTAGGAAGGTGCGTTCACACGTTTTTTAATCACCTTTACGAAAGGTACAACAGTTTGTCCGACATCACTTTTTTTGCTCAGGACTATCCTTTCGATCATTGGGAAGACATAATTGAAGTTGTTAACGGTGATCTTTCAAAGATAAAGTGCCAATTACGAATCGGAGGGTACTACGGATTTCACTTTAATACAATAACTGTTCCTTCTGCTAGGGGAGGCGTAATGTGGAAATTGAATAAATCAAAACATTTCGTAGGCGGTAATGTCCTTGCGTGCAAGAGCAACGGATACCCACAGGATACAATTCACAACATAAAAGTTGATGAATATTGGGAAAAATTATTTGTAGGTTTTAAACCAGAGGAGTACGAATTCATCCCAGGCGGACACTTTGGAATCACAAGAGATCACGCTAAATTGAGACCTAGGGAATTTTATAAAAAGATCTGCGATCTTTTATTAGAGGACGAAAGTGCACCGTGGATGATCGAAAGATTGGAGTGTTACATATTCAACCCAACATACAAATGATAAAATTAGAAAACATACAAGAGTTGGTAGGCAACCACGTAGCTCCTTACATTTATAATGCAAAGAACTTTACGCCCGGTATTACTCCAATTTATTACAGTGGTCCTTATTGGGACAACAAAGAAACCGAGGCCGCAATCGAAAGTTTCTTGAACGGTAAGTGGATTACCACAGGAGAAAAAGTATACAAGTTCGAGAACAGATTCAGCAAGAGATTCAACGTTAAGCACTCTCACATGGTAAACTCCGGTAGTTCTGCTAACTTAATATTGATCGCAGCTTTAAAGAGAAGGTTCAAATGGGCGGACGACGACGAAATCATCGTGTCTCCGGTAGGATTCGCTACAACAGTATCTGTATTGTATCAACACAGATTGAAACCGGTATTCGTAGACATCGAGTGGGACACACTTAACTTTGACTTGGATCAAGTAGAAGCAAAGATCACAGACAAGACGAGAGGTATATTCGTATCTCCTGTATTGGGTAACCCACCTAATATGGACAAATTAATTGCTTTAGCAGAGAAGTACGACTTAAAATTGATCGGCGATAACTGCGATAGTTTAGGATCAAAATGGGACAGCAAATATTTGAGCGAGTACTACATCGCCTTTTCTAATTCGTTCTACCCAGCGCATCACATATCAACTGGAGAAGGCGGTATGGTATGTTCTAACGACGATGAGTTAAAGAAGTTATTCGTTAGTCTTAGTTGGTGGGGCAGGGATTGCTACTGTATTGGATCTGCTAACTTATTGCCTTGCGGTACTTGTGGTAATAGATTCGACAAGTGGTTAGAAAACTACGATGGAGTTATCGATCACAAGTACGTGTTCAGCGAAATGGGCTACAACCTAAAACCATTGGATCTACAAGGCGCAATTGGATTGGAGCAGTTAGAGAAGCTGGATACTATGGAACAAAAGAGAAGGGACGCTAAAGCGAGATTGGAAAAGATCTTCACTGATAACATTCCTAACCTAAGAACTCCAAGTAAATTGGACAAAGCCGATCCTTGTTGGTTTGGTACTCCGTTTATATGCGACGAGCCAGGATTGAAACACAGATTGGTTGCGTTCTTAGAAGAGAACAAGATTCAGACAAGAAACTATTTTGCTGGAAATATCTTAATGCACCCAGGATATTCATTCTTGGACGACTATAAGAATTATCCGGAAGCTAACAAAGTATTGGACAAAGTATTCTTCATCGGTGCCGCACCTCACTATACAGACGAAGTGTTCGAGTACATCGAAGAAGTTGTAAAAAAGTTTTAAATGATAGAAGTATTTGGAGGAACCGGATTCATAGGATCAGAGTTCTGTAAAAGATATAAAGACGAGTGCAATGTGGTACCGAGGGAAACCTTAGCAGTACCACAGGACTCAGCAGTACTGTACCTAATTAGTACTGTAGACAACTACAACGTATTGACAGATCCTTACGTGGACATCAATACCAACTTGATTCATCTAATGAAAGTATTGGACGCAAACAAGAACAACAACGTTACGTTTCATTTCGTTAGTTCTTGGTTCGTTTACGGCGAAGTAGATTT